TTCATCAGCACCATGGTTTGCACCAGCAGGTTTAGTAAGAGGAGGAATCGGAGGAGTAATTCAAGCAGAAAGAAAATTAACTAAAGGTGATAGAGATACTCTTTACTCAGCAAAAGTTAATCCAATCGCTACATTCCCAGGATCAGGTATATCAGTATTCGGACAAAAAACTTTACAAACTAAAGCATCAGCTTTGGATAGAGTAAATGTAAGACGTTTGCTTATAGAACTTAAGAAGTTTATTGGTGACCAAGCAAGAAACTTAGTATTCGAACAGAATACTATAGCAACTAGAAATAAGTTCTTAGCGACAGTAAATCCTTACTTAGAATCAGTAGTACAGAGACAAGGTCTTTATGCTTACAGAGTTGTAATGGACGATACAAACAACACAGCAGATGTTGTAGATAGAAATCAATTGATAGGACAAATATTCATTCAACCAGCTAAAACAATTGAATTTGTAGTATTAGACTTTACAATTGAACCAACTGGAGCTACTTTTGCATAATTTACTAATGTAGTATATTTATAATAAAAAAATAACAATTAAAAAATAAACAGACATGGCCGTATTGGACCCTAATGAGATAATGTTCAGAGCCTTCGAACCAATGGTTCAACACAGGTTCGTAATGTATATAGATAATATCCCAGCCTTCATGATTAAAAACGTGAAAGCACCTACCTTTTCAGATTCAGAGATCAAATTAGATCATATTAACTCTTATAGAAAACTAAGAGGGAAAAGAAACTGGGAAAATATGTCTATGACCTTGTATTCACCAATTACACCTTCTGGAGCTCAAGCAGTAATGGAATGGGCTAGATTAGGGTACGAATCAGTAACAGGTAGAGCTGGATATTCAGATTTCTATAAGAAAGATTTAACTTTAAATATTCTAGGTCCTGTAGGAGATATCGTAGGGGAATGGATCATAAAAGGAGCTTTCTTAACAAAAGGAGATTTTGGACAATTTGACTGGACATCTGCTGACGGAATAGTAGAGATAGGAATAGAAGTAGCAATGGATTACTGCGTCCTAAATTATTGATGTTGTGTAATTAACTACTACTTTTTAAAACTTATGCCTATTTATAATAAAGTAAATAGGCATTTTTTATGGAACAGTATTTTAAGATTATTAGACAAGTATTACAAGAAGGTAGAGAAAAAGGTAAAGGGACTTATTATGAGGCACATCATATTATTCCTAAAAGCTTTAATAAGAAGTCAACAACAGCACTACTGACACCTGAAGAACACTATACAGTTCATAAAATATTAGCAGAATATTGGAAAGGGCATTCGATTTATAGTAAGAAAATGCTATGGGCTTTTCATAGAATTTCTTTTGACGGTAAGAGAACACTTACAAAAGAAGAGTATGGAGAAGCAAGGAGAATTTTACAAGAGCTATGGCAAAGTGGTAAATCTATTTCTCATAAAGAAAAAATAGCAATTGCACTAAAAGGGAATACAAACAATTCTACAAGAGTATTTAAAGGGATGAAATCGGACATGACAGATGAAGGTAGAGCATCCCTATCAAAAAAAACTTCAGAAAGACTACGAGGAGGAAAGCAATGGTCAGGAGGACCTTACACAGTTCAATTTGAAACAGGGGAAGTTATAACAAAAACAAGCTACCCAGATTTAGCAAAGGCAACAGGAATAAAGTGGACAACCCTACAAAAGAGATTACTAAACTCAAAAACACCAGGAAAATTTTTAAGAGGATGGTTAATTCGAAAAGGGGAGTAGGCTTTGTTGTTTTAAAAAAGTTTTCTTCATATATTTATATATAGAAAAAGTTACTAACAAATAAAATTTATGGAACAAAAGCAAAAATTTCCTACCGAAATGGTGGAACTACCGTCAAAAGGATTACTTTACTCAAAAGATTCTGCACTAGCAGAAGGTAGAATCGAGATGAAATACATGACAGCTCGTGAAGAAGATATCCTAACTAATCAAAATTACATTCAACAAGGAGTGGTTATTGATAAACTACTACAATCGCTTATCGTAACTTCAATCAACTACGGAGATCTATTAGTAGGAGACAAAAATGCAATATTAATTGCTTCTCGTATTTTAGGATACGGAAAGGATTACGAATTTGAATATAAAGGACAAAAAGAAATAGTAGATCTTTCAGAAATAAAAAATAAAGATATTGACTACTCCTTATTGGAGAAAGGAAAGAATGAATTTGCATTTACTACTCCTTCTACAAATACAAATATTACCTTTAAGATCTTAACTCACGGAGATGAAAAAGCAATAGAGCAAGAAATAAAAGGTTTGAAAAAAATATATAAAGACTCTTCAGCAGAACTTACAACAAGGTTAAAAAGAATGATTACATCAGTAGAAGGAAGTCCAGAACCTAAAACAATTAGAGATTTTGTTGACAACTTCTTACTTGCTAGAGATTCAAGAGCCTTAAGAGAGTATGTAAATAAAATTCAGCCAGATGTTGATTTAAGATTCTTCCCGGAAGATGGGCCAGATGGAGGGGTTGATATTCCTATTGGGGTTACATTTCTTTGGCCTGACGCCGGAGTATAGAGCAGGGCTCTTCAATCAACTCCACGATATAGTTTTTCACGGAAAAGGAGGTTATGCTTTTGATACAGTATATGAATTTCCTATATGGTTAAGAAAATTTATACATAGAAGTATGATTGAGTATTTTGAAAACGAAAACAAAGCACATCAAAAACAATCAGGGCAAGGAAATATCCTACAAAATGGACACATCAAAGCACCTGATTATAGCACAAAAGCTTCTAGATAATAGAAGCTTTGCCTATTTATATAAAAATACCTAAACTAAATGGCTACCGCAGACGATTTAAAAAAACAGCAGGAACTTAATAAAGTCTTAGAAGAAGAGAATGAAATTTTAAGAAAGAGGAATAAACTTCAGTCTGATGGGTATGACATGTCTAGCTCTTTGGTGGAATCTTTAAAAGAAGTTTTAGGTATTAGAACTAGACAAAGTACGTTTGAGCAAGATATTTTAAAGGCCAATAAAGATATTAATAAATCAATCCTAAGTCAAAAATCCGGATTACAGGATTTACAGTCAACTAAAATTCAGATACGAAAAAATAATGATCTTATATCAAAAGCGAGCGTATTACAATTAGGGTTAGAAAAGTCAATATCAACAGCTACAAAGCAGAGGGTAGATGGCTATGTCTACTACACATCGCTTCAACAGGATATACAAAAATCTATTGATGAAGAGACCAAAAAACTAGCACAGGGACAAAAAATAGACGAAAGAAGATTATCAATACTTAAAGATAATTTAAACTATATAGACCAAAGAGCAGAAGAAGAATTTGCTTCACTAAGTAACCTAGGCCAGCAACTTGCAATTTCTAAGTTAAATACTAGGGAACTGCAGCTACAGACACAAGAAAGGAAGAAGGATAAAGAAATGCTACTTAAGCTACAAGCCTCTATGGGAATTGCTGGAGCATTAGTAAAGACTCTAGGAACCATACCAGGACTTGGAGATGCAGCAGCAAAAGCATTTGAGGATGTAGAAAGAAAGCTAAAAGCAGATGCAGAGGCAACAGGAAAAGTAGCAAGTAGGTGGAAAACTTTTGGAATGATTGCATCAGAAACAGGTAAACACCTAGGACAGGCATTAACAGACCCAGCTGTAATACTTACTTCTATATTTACCACCTATCTCAAAATCAATAAAGCATCAGCAGATACTGCACATCTTACAGGACAGAACGCAGTAGCAGCCGCTTCCTGGGGAGCTAATTATGCCTCAGCAGTTGATTACCTAGAAACAATAAACGCACTTACCGTACAAACCGGTATGAATGCTCAAAATATTTTCTCAAGTAAAGTAGTAGGACAAGCCGCAGCATTAAAGACTACAATGGGACTTACAGCAGATGAAGCTGGAGGATTGGCAACCATGTCTCAAACTACAGGAAGAGAAGTAGATGGTTTAGTAAAAAGTGTAGTAGCTACAACATCTGCATTTAATGGAGCAAATAGAGCAGCAGTAAGTCAAGGAGTAGTACTAAGAGAGGTTGCAAACACAACAGACTCAATAAAGCTTTCACTAGGAAATAATCCAGAAGCATTAACAAAAGCAGCAGCAGCCGCTACAAGACTTGGACTATCTCTACGGGATGTGGATGATATTGCAGCATCATTAACAGACTTTCAATCATCTATTTCAAATGAATTAGAAGCAGAGTTATTGACAGGGAAAGATCTTAACTTAGAAAAAGCTAGAGAGCTTGCTCTAAACAATGACTTAGAAGGAGTCTCTAAAGAACTATTTAAAAATTCATCTGACATTGCTGAATTCGGTAAGATGAATAGGATACAGCAAGAATCTTATGCCAAAGCTTTAGGAATGACTAAAGATCAGTTAGCAAAAATGGCTTATAATAAAGCACTTGAGGCAGGAATGACCGAGAAGCAAGCATCAGCAGCAGCAGGAGTAAATGCAGAGGAGATGAAAAGAGTTGCAATGCAAGAGAATTTTGCCAAAGCATTGGAGAAAATCTCAGGAGCATTAGCACCTATTCTAGATATTGTAGGAGATGTACTAAGCGTGCCATTTGTGCCATACCTACTAATGGGAGGTTTTGCAGTAATGAAAATAGGAGGAGGTTTATTGGATAGTGCAAAGTCCATGGGATCATTAGCAAAGGGGACTTTAGACTTTGTTAAAAACTTAAACATGAAAGGAGTTTCAGACTTCTTTGGAGGACTAAAAGACAAATTTGGAGCACTTAAAGAAGCCTTTGGAGAAGGCCTTGCAGATAAGGTACAGGAAAAAGTAGCAGATACAGGAGGAAGTATAACTGAAAAACTGGGGGATAAAGCATCAGAAAAAGCAGAAGAGCTTGCTGGAGGTAAAGTGGATAGCTTAGCAGAGAAAGTAGTGGGAGGTGGAGAAGAAGTATCAAAACCAGCAAAAGGTGGAGTTAAAAAAGGTTTACAGGATCTTGCAGCCGGATTAAAATCAATGGGGGGTAAGGGCGTAATACAGGGCATAGGTAACTTAGCTTTAGCAGGACCTGCTATGCTAGTAGCCGTAGCATCTATACCCTTCTTACTTACAATAGCAGCGGTAGGAGTACCGGCAGGAGTAGGACTAAAAGGCTTAGCCTCAGGATTAAAAGCATTAGGCGCAGCCGGAGCAGGAGCATTAGAAGGAATCGGGATTTTAGCTTTGTTTGGAGTTGCATTAATACCCTTTACTTACGCACTATCACTACTATCACCACTTATTGAATCTTTTGGAAAAGCAATTAAATCTACTTTTGAAGGAATAGGAACACTAATACAGTCAGCAGCAGATGGGTTCGTAACACTTATGGGAGCAATGACCATGGAAAAGATATTACCAATGCTACTTTTAGGGCCAGCCTTATTTGGAATAGCAGCAGGACTTGCAGCAATAGCAATTGCAGGACCAATGGCAATACCGGCTTTAATAGCTGTAACAGGGCTAGCAGCAGTAGTTGGAGGAGTAGCTACAATATTTGGAGCAGGAGAAAGTAAATCAGCGGGAGAAGCTAAAGGAAAAGGAGAGGAAGGATCCCTTGCAGCAGTAGAGAAGAAATTAGACGATTTAATCTCAGCAGTTAGAGCAGGAGGTAATGTTTACATGGATTCAAATAAAGTAGGTAGAGCACAAGTTCTAGGAAGTTACAAATCGGCATAAACAAACTATTTATAATAAAATAAAACACAAATAATATGGGACTATTAGATTTATTACCAACATCTAACTTAGGGTTAGACGGAGCAACACCATCACAAATACCAAGTGCTAATCCAAACTCAACCCTACACTACCAATCATCAATTAATAACAATCCAAATTTAGCAGGAGGATTTCCAGCACCATCGGAATTAGATCTTGACGGAGTAACCCCGTCTAGATACCTTGATAACCCTCCAGGATAGTATAAATTATGGCAAACGGATTAATAAATCTCCAAACAGACCTTAAAAGTCTTCGTTATGGAAGCGATAAACCCTACATCACTAGTAACATCGGACAAGCTCCGGGAAGCCAAATAGGATTAGAGGTTGAAAGACGTTTGGATGATACTTCCCGTATTGCTCAAATGCTTATTGATAAGCCTGGAATAAAATACCTTTTACATGAAGCCGAACTTCAACAGATAGGAGTAGGTCAGAGAATTAAAAAAGCACAACAAGGAGGAAAATCTCTAGCCGGAGCAGTTTTAGGACAATTAGGAAACACATTAGTTACTACTGTAAAAATTATAGGTTCAACCCTAGCACAAGTTCCAGTAAATGGAACAGGTACACATTTTCTAAAAGGATTTAGAACCGACACATATTTACAGCCCTCAGGAGGAAATACAGCTTCTGGTTTTGCTCAATTTTTTGGAGCAGGAGGAATTGAGGGAGCACCTCTAGCACTTCAAGGGAAACCTATCGAAGGAGTGGCTAAAGAAACAAATTTTGGAACTGAAAAAGACGGTGTTTTTACCCTAGATACGAATATCTCAGCAGAGTATGGGTACGACACGAAGGTGTATAGCGGTAAGGAGTTAAAAGACTATGACGAGGTAAAAAACAGAACACTTCCAGTAGACCAGTATAAGATTGCAAAAGAATATGCAAAGTTAGGTAAAATAATTCCAATAGACTCTGGTTCAGTAAGCCCAAAAGATCCTCTTGTTAAAACAAAGCTACAGCAATCAAAAGCAGGTGATAGTCAGATTGGTACAATAGCAATTCTAGAAGCAGGAGCACCCGCAGTACTTGGAGGAACTCCGCTATTTAATTATGAAAACACAACTACAGGAACAACAGCCGAAGATGCAATAAGGAACTCACAAGTTGGAGCACCTATAGCGACAGGTATAAGGCAGATT